GTAAGTTGAGAAGAACCACCCACAACCAAGGAAAAGATCATGGCAAAAATTAACAAAGACTATTACCCACAGACCCCGATTTATAAAGACGCTGCCGCCTCTGGCAAGAAATTGAATGAGACGAACGATTGCACCATCGTCGCTTTAACCGTCGTCACCGGCAAGCCCTATGCGCAGTGCAAGGCTGCATTAGAAAAGCACGGCAAGAAAGCACGGCGCGGCTGCAATGCCATCATCCAGGAGAAGGCGTTGAAGGACCTTGGCTTCGCAGTCCAGTGGATTAGTCCCCAGTCCTTCATCGACCAGTACCCCGAAGTGCACAAGAGGGCGCTGAAGAACGTCACCAATCACCACCCGGACAGGTTCCCGCAAGTTTTCAAAGACGGCAAGACCTATTTGTTCCACAACAACTCCCACGTCTTAGCGGTTGTTGATGGGGCGGTGCACGATCATTCTCGCGGCACCCGCCGCCAAGTGAAGAGCATACACGAAATCCTTCCATTGAAAACCAGGAGCAAGAAATGAACAAATTAATCTGCAGTTTAACCGGCCAGCAGTATCGCGCGGCTTTCCTTTGCAAAGCGTCTGATTTGCGCCGTAATCTTAATTCGATCCATCTTAATGCCGAGCACAATGAAGTTGTGGCAACGAATGGCGAGGTCCTTTACTGCGCCAACTTGCGCCCTGGTGAAGCCATGGAGAGTGTCACTTTCACACCCGCTAAAATCGCTGCAAACGTCGAGACGATTGATGTGCTTGCTAATGATGACAAATCGGTGCTGCTCAAGTGCCTGGACAGGAACGGCAACGTCTCGCAGTTCATCTGCCAGCGCATAGAGGCTATCTACCCAAATTACAAGGCCATTTTCAGCGAGCGGCCAGACAAGCAGTTCAACGCCATCTCATACGATCCGAAATACTTAGCTTTGTTGGGCCGCATTTTTGGCAAATACCCCGTCACCCTTCACATCCCAGACAATGCAGGGGCCAGTCAGGTCACATCACCGTCCAATCCTGATTTCGGCACGGTGATCCTCATGCCAATAAAACAAAAGGCTTGACTTTAGGTTTAAATGAGAAGACAATCACCAACGATTCAAAGGAGCACGAAATGAAAAACATCAATACCGAAACAGCCACAACCAAGCAGCTGGTGGAATTTTACAACGCCAATCTGCCCACGGGCAAAAAGGTCATCAAGAAGTTCGCCACCCGAGCTGTAGCAGAGGCCCGGACACAGGATATTTTGGAAACGCTGAAAGGCGCAGACCGTGGCGCAGGCATCAAGCGCTCTTGGCAAGACCCTGCAGTCAAGGCCGCTCGCAGCACACGCCATCAGGTGCGTGTTGATGGCGTGGTTTATCGCTCTGTGAAGCAGGCCTTTGAGGATTTGGGGCTGGACCTAAAAGGTCACATCAAGTTCCGCATGGAATTGAAAGCGGAAAAATCCATCAACTCCCAACGCAGACATTGGGAACTATTCGAGGTTTAATATCATGGCACGACCAGCAACTTATACAGAAGAAACGAAACTTAGCGTTTGCGGCAACGCCGCTAAGTCAAAATTGCAGGCCAATAGCGAGCGCAGGGCCATCATCAACAAGATCATCGACCTCGGTGGCGCTGCAACCATCAAGGTGCTGGAAGCCCATTTTGGTTACGACCTTAAAGCGATATCTGGTGCGTTAGTGCGCTCTGGCTGGCTGAGGATAGAAGAGTGATTGTCGGTGCCGGATTGGCCGGACTCATAGCAGCGCACATTTTTCCTGACGACGTTATCGAGGCCTCACCAGCGCCCCAAGCGACTCACAAAGCGTTGCTGCGTTTCCGCAATCAAGAAGTGAGTCGCGTCACCGGCATCGACTTCACCCCGGTCAAGGTGCGCAAGGGCGTCTGGTCCTTTGACAAAAATGAGTTTGTCGCACCCAGCATCCGCTTGGCGAATCAATATTCAAGCAAATGCCTGAATGGCTGGCTGGCCAATGACCGCAGCATCTGGAATCTGGAGCCATGCATTCGCTATATCGCTCCTGAGGATTTTTATGAGCAATTGCTGTCCAACCTCGCAGACAGAGTGCATTGGGAGTCACCCATGGACTTCGCAGCCAAGCCCCAAGGTCTGCCCCTGATCAGCACCGTGCCNATGGACGTTGTNCTNNGNCANCTCGGCATCCCCACGCCTGACGTAACTTTCAACAAAGAGTCGATCAGCGTGATGCGTTTCCGTGTACGCGGGTGCGAACTTTACCAGACGGTTTATTATCCAGAGCCTGACTTTCCGATTTACCGCGCCTCCATCACCAAGGATTTGCTGATCATAGAAAGGGCAGAAAGTGATGATGACCCCGGCGTTGGCGCTGTATGCAGATCCTTTGGCGTCTCGGAAAGTGACATTGAATTGCTGGAGTCAACCAGTCAGCGGTACGGCAAAATTGCATCCATCGATGATTTCACCCGCAAGATGTTGATTGGGAAACTGACCAGTGAACACGGCATTTTCTCGCTGGGCCGGTTCGCCACCTGGAAGAACATTTTATTAGACGATGTGGTCAACGACGCAATGGTCATCAAGAAATTGCTCAAAGCGACAGATTACGAACGTAAACTCCACCAACACAAATAGGAACAATCATGCCAAACGTAAAATTGATAGATTTCACAGGCTGTGGCCGCAAGGACGAAAGTCTGCACGCGGCTCACATATTGGTTTTCACCAAGGCCACCCGGCTTAACATGAATCCAAGCCTGTTCCAACAGATCAAGGACATGCCAGAGCCTGAACTCTCCAAAGAATTGGATTACATGGCTGGCACCATCCCTTCATCTTGGGAATTCGTCGACCTGACCTTCCTGATCAGCAATGTAACGCGAGCTTGCGCACAGCAAATCACACGCACTCGCACAGCCTCCTACGCTATGCAGTCCCAACGTGTGAATGACTTGAGTGGAGCGACTGTCACCAATCCTTATGAACCTGGACACGAACTTTACGACCCGTTCGACGCAAGCAGCGCCGCGACAAATGACATTTATAAAAGTTTGATCAGTCGCGGCGCAACGCCACAAGACGCACGCGGCATTTTGCCGATGAATGTGCAGTGCAATCTGGTAGCCAAATACAACTTGCGCTCGCTGGTGGAGTTGCTGCAAGCACGCCGCTCATTGCGCACGCAGGGTGAGTATTCAGACATTGCCGACCAGATGTATGCCGCTGTGTTAGAAGTGTGGCCTTGGGCAAAGCCATTTTTCGCAGACAAGCACGCCTCTGCAATTGAGTTGTTGGAAGCGGCTGCAAAGGAAGTGGGCATCACCACCGGCACAGGGCCGGGGTGGAGCATTGCCAAGGCCATTGANCTGCTGCGNAAGTCATGATTAAGGTCAAGGACAGGCGTTGGAGTTGCTACTGNGATGAGGTTGACAACTTCAAAATAAGTTTCACCGAATACCAGTGCTCCGTCATCCGTCGTGAAATGTCTTACTGGATCATGAAAACCTGCTACACGTGGGAGAAGAAAACCAAAGAGGTGGGTGAGTCGTGGGTGTATGGCTGGGCTGAGGGCATTCCCGAATGGTGCAAGAGCAAATGCCATTCAGCCAACATACGAGGGTTCGAGTTGAAGACTTCAAAAGTGAGTGCCGCAAGAGACCAGCTGGCGCATTCGCGTTTCAATTTAAAATGGGAGGGTGAGGAAGAATTCAAAGAAATGCATGTAAAAAAGATCGCAGCCTTGCAACGATACATTAACCGTTATAAGGGGAAGGCATCATGAGCTACCACGCAGCAATATTCGACATTGATGGCACGGTCGCAGACGACCGGCATCGTCGTCACCTGATTGATTGGGAGCAACCACATCCCCACCAGCGCTACGCCGCTTATCATGATGCCTGTGAGGGTGACCGCGTGATCAACGCCCAGTTGGTTCACCTGGAGCAAGCCGTACGCGGCCTTGAGATCATCTTTGTGACAGCCCGTCCGGAATATTGCCGCCAACGCACAACCGCTTGGCTAAGCAAACATTTCCCGCGTGTGACACAGCCGCTGCGACTGGTGATGCGCAGTGAAAACGACCACAGGCACTCTGCGCAGCTCAAGGTTGCCATGTTGGAGGAACTTGATGAGGCGTTTGACATCGACGTCGTTTATGACGATCGCGCAGACGTTTGCGCTGCATTGTCGCCACGTTACAACACCCATCTGGTCACCACGTGCGGTGAAGCACCGCGTGAAGACAATCCCCAAACGGCAGACGTGATCTTGTGGCAGATGGCAGAGACCTTCAAAGAGCGCAATGCGGTTTATGGCGACAATTATCGCATGATTGCACCGATGGTCAAGATCCTGTTTCCCAATGGAGTGCCGCCTGACGTGATTGTTACAGACCAATGGCACCTGTTTGAGTTGATTTTGGTAAAACTCTCACGCTTCGCAATCAGCAACTTGACACACACAGACTCGATCCATGACACTGCAATATATGCCGCGTTAATTGAGTCAATCATTTTGAACACCCCACCCACAACAAAGGAAACGTCATGAGTAAAATTTTAATCACAGGCTCCAGCTCCGGCTTGGGCGCGGCACTCACCAAGATCTTGACCAGTCAGGGCCATGAGGTTGCCGAATA